GACAATTCTTTGAATTTTTCGGGCACACAAAAATCTCTACTTCATGAGCAACAGGAGGACTCATGAAACCGGTAGATCTCTTCGTAATCGAGTACAGACTTCATGGAAAGCCGAAGTCATTCATCATTCGAACGAAAATTATGAACAACACGGAAGCGTGGCAATGGGCGAGCTGCGATGCAGCCTCGTTCCAATACCTAAGCCAGGCCGGCCGCCGCTTAAACGTTTTTCCAAACCTATGGCGGAAAGGTTTGGCGTTACAGATGTCCAGTGGCGAGAGTCACAAGCTCTCGCTTGGGACGAGGAGCACTCCAATGACCGAGAGCATTCTGGGTTTTAGAGATGAGCGTTTTTGGGACGACGAAATAGCAGCCAACACTGAGCTTTTTCGTCAAGCAGACGCGCTCGATGAAGCCGCTTACAGGATCATTCAGTACGACCGAGGAAGTGCTGAAGCCTGGACCCGCTTCTCTGAAGCAAAAGCTATTGCAGATGCAAAACGAACGGCCGCTTATCAGGACTGGATGCGTATTAAGCGCGCGATGAGGAATTGATTGTTCCGAAGCCCCGCGATATGCGGGGCTTGCGCAATTTGTCGCATAAAAAAGCCCGCACGGAGCGGGCAATGGGAAATTCTATTTCACGCGCCGGATTCAGGATCGGACGCCGGAACGTCGCGCGGCTCCTTCAAATCATCGCTCTGGTCGACAAAATTCGAATCAGCATCAGGAGCCGCACCGCCATTACCACGCCCTGTCTGGGCGTCTTGATCAGAGCCAGGGTTTCCGGGTGGTGGGTTCCAATATTCTGGTCGTTCGTCAGTGCCTTGCTTCGGCTCAGATTCAGCCTTCTCTAGGCCTGAGTCATGACTTCCGCCAGCGTCAGGCGCTTGCTCGCTTGGTCCTGGATATGGCGCTTCAGGGCCGTTGTTATCTTCGATCATGATTCTCTCCCGTCAGACGCGCAGGGTCTGCGCTTACTACTGAGAGAAGTTTCGAAAACACGGAGTGCAATCTCTTCGACGAGTGGCCCTTAAAAAGCCTCTGCACGTGCAGAGACCCTGAATAGGTGCGCTCGTCTTTCCGAGCTGTCGGCCAAAGACCATCCCAGCGTCGACAACCCCTTTGCATCGATCTCGCTGTTCCTGTCTCGCGCCACTCTGAAAGCATTGTGAGGTCAGAGTGCGCGGGCTGCCGGCGTTGATCCGTGCGTCGCACTATCCGGCTATCGACGTCCAGGCCTTCCCGAGGGCTGTTCTGGCTACAGGTAAAACTACAGATTCTTCTTGTGGATGCGCCAACCCATGGCGACACCAGGGTGGAGGTATTCGCCGGTCTGTGGATGGCGAGAGAAGTCCGCCTCCCCAACCTGCCGCGCGACCGCCTCCCACGCTGTTCTTGCGCGCTCCAGCAGATTGGCTTTGGCCTTAAGCTTCATGCGCACCTCCCAGCGAGTCGAATTCGAGGCAATAAAAAACCCCGCACTTCTGCGGGGTTTTTCGAACAAAATCAGATGGCCGATACGAGGCCTAGCGTAAAGCCGCTTACCGCTTGGAGCTTACCTCTCCAAAGTGCGCCGCCCTGGATAAGTAGGTTGCCGTTTCCGCCCAACACCCTAGCCTGCTCGAGGTGTATGAATTGCGGCGGACACTCATACTTTCCTTCAGGCAAATCATCACCATGAGTTCCCATGTCCGCGTAACTGTCAGCTACTTGCTGCCAATCATGATCTGGAAAATTTTGGGACAAGCCGGATGCGAAGTTTTTACCAAACTGTTTGAAGTACTTTTTGCTACTGATCAGATTTCCTGTCAAAACGCCGGAAGCAGTGAAAAGCGTAATTCCGAAACTCAAACCAGATTCAGCATTGTTAACCATCCGCACAAGCTGCTGTAGGTGCGAATCGATTGATAAGCCCTGAACCCCGTAGATCAGTTGCACAGGGTCAGATACGAACTCCGCGTTAATCTCGTACACACTTTTGCCGACCGACTCAGTTTTTTCCATGACCAACTCCATTGCTCATCTTGCTTTAGGAGCACTGGAGGGTACGTGGCTTTAGGCCATGATCGCAATAAAAACCCGGCGCGGCGGCCGGGTTTCGAAGTTGTCGTGCGCTGGAGGTAAGTTGCGCAGTGTGGGAAAAGTACATCAAATCCCCCACCATGACAACACTTTTATGCCGCATCCTCTGAATTTTCTGCGTGAATAACCTGCCACACTGGCTGTTGTGCCTGAATATCCACTTCCTCGATGGCCTTTCGCAGGAAATTCCAGATATCGAGCCAGTCGCGATCCCAGTGCTTGGGCTGAATAGCGATCCCGTAGAGCTTCATCATGGCGTCAGACACTCGAGCCGGCCCCCATGCATCACCGCCACTCGCCTCGGCCTTGTAGGACTGCAGTGCGCAGGTGATCAGGCAATGCACCTTCGCCGCCTTGGCATCAGTGAGCGCACTGAAGTCCGTATCCGACCAGATAAGCTTCTCGGCGTTGAGCATGTGAACGACGGTCATGCAGGGGTGGTAGAGGTAGTGCCCTAACTGCTGCACCTGGAACGGCAACGACTCGATCGCCTTCTGCACTTTCCCCATGGTCACCAGATGGGCAGCTCGATGTGTCGACCGACCTATTGGCGTGCGGCGCGTCTCGGCGATGTGGATCTTCTGGCGAACAGCCATGATGCGCTCTTCCTTGTCCTCGCCCTGGGCGGCGAAGATGATTTCTCGAAGCGCGGCCTTTTCGTTCCGGATTACAGTCGCGGATTTTGCCCGGTCAGCCGCTGCTGCACTGATTGAGGCATTCGACTCATGCTGTGCGTCTGTCCACGCTTGACGTGCGTTGATCAATTTCATGCTGCCTGCCCCTTTTTCAGTTCTCGGGTCTTGGCCCGGTATTCAGCCTTGATGGTTTTGATTTCTTCGACGGTGTACTTGCGGGGCTCATGAGGCCCTTCGAGCCATTCGACTTTTTCGGCGCCTATTCCCTGTAGGAGTGAAATTCGGTAATTCACCAAATTGCCTGACAGGTGCGTGTTGCATGGGGCGCACTGCTTCCAGACATTGAGCGGCTCGAATCGCAACTCAGGGTTCGCTCCTACGGATCGGTAGTGCCCTGCGTGGTATTGGCCTTCGTGGTGCCGACCGCAACTGATACAAGGGCGATCGGCGTCACGCAGGCGAACCCACTCGTTGAATGTCGCCTGGGCTTCGCGCAGGTGATCCGCCCTGTTCTTCAGCTTCTCCTTGCGTACCTTGATCTCTCGGCGCTCGATGCTCGCCAGCGACTTGCGCTTCTTCTCCCGCTTGTCCCGCGCGATGACAACGGCGCAGTCCGGCGAGCACCAAGACTGAAAGCTCACCTTCGGGACGAATGAGGCCCTGCAGGTTTTGACTGAGCACTTTTTCGGGCGCGGCTGCTTCCTTTCAATCGTCATGCAGCCTCCTGACTCAGCAGATCATCGAAGTACACGCCCTGCTGAGCGAAGCGCGCGACGATGCGGTCGGTGTAGGCCACTCCTTGGGCGCGATTGAACAAGCTGGTCACCGGGAATCCATCGGGGCCGAACAACTTGCAGCCACCCATCATTTCCAGCTTCGTTGCGTACGGAAGGTGACGCATCACCCGGTACCACTCAGCCTGAAACCCTGCGTCCTCGTTCAGGAGGATCTGTACGCCGACGTGCAACTTGCAGTACCGGCGGACGTCGGCCTCGTCGCCGATCGGGGTCATCTCTGCGATGCGCTTGTACATCGCGAACCACAGCCGGTTTTGGTCGAGCGTGCGGTCCTTTCCCGGGCGTAGCGATACGACTACGAACTTCTTGTCGCGGTACATGGCGCTAAGCTTCGTGATGGCCTCGGAGAGTTTCGCCTGACAGTTCACGGAGATTTTGTCAGCCATGGGTGGCCACCTTGTTCGGCAATCCGTTGATCAGCTCGCCGAGTTGCTGTGTCAGTCGCTCGTTCTCGGCCAGCAACTCAAGCGCCACCTCCTCCACGGTTCTCTCCCCGAGGAATTCCTGCAGCGCCTCAGTGTTGCGCTTCCAGTCTGGGCAGTCGGCACGGTATGACGCAGCTTCGGCCCACAGCAGCTTCTGGAGTTTTTGTTTGTCGATGCTCATTGAGCCGCACTCCTTGCTTCCAATTGTTCGGCCTGTTGAATGAGCAGAGCTCGGCGATCCGCCAGCTCATTGGCTGCCAGAATTCGAAGTTCTGTTTTCTCCTCAGCCGACGCTTGGCGCATGGCGAGCATCGAATCCTTTACCGCGGCGAGCTTCTCGCGCAGTTTTGGCGAAGGTCGGGTTACATCACCGGTGAGCAGCGCAACGACGGCCCGGCCGTCTTCAGTAACCGGCGCGACACTCAAGTCGGCCAAGTACAACTGCCCGCGCTCATGTGGGATCCGTTGCATCTGCACGGCCTTGGTGATCGCCTGGGTGCGGCGGTTGGCGTCGAAACCGACCGACACGTGCCAATTGACGTGTTTGTTGTCCTCACGAGCCTGACCCACCAAACGCTCGTAAGCGCTGTTGAACGCCATGCGCGCACCGACCTTGTCGCCGGCGTCGAGGACAGGTTTCGCGGCAGCCAGCGCGAGCTGGATTTCGTCGGTCAGCACCACGGTTTCGAACTCATCGTTCGTAGTTATGGCGATTGCCCAAGCTTCGTCCTTGCCCGGGCGACCATCTGAGATCTGAACTCGCTGGAGGATGTCAGCCATGGCCAACCTGCCTTTCACTTCGAAACGGCAAGCCTTCAGCGCGGCCTTCACCACCTGCACCGGGTAAGCACAGAGATCTTCGGCCATGATCGCCGCGGTACCTGGGTTCATTTCCTGACCCATGGCCTCGGCGGTGGCGCAGATCGCTGCAGCAAGCCCGGCAACCTGCTGATCGTTCATTTCAAAGGTACTCATTGCGCTCTCCCGCTTGGCGCTTAGCCAAGACCATTTGCGCGGCCTGCTCGGCCGCGGAGACGTTCGCCTCGGTACGCTCCATCTGGCGTGCAGTTGTCCCGTTGATGCGCTGACCAGTCACCCACTGGGTGTGGTAGCTCTCGGCGTTGGCTAGCAGTTCGTTGAGGCTGTGGCACTTGCGCAGAACGGCGGCATCGCTGGTTTTGAGGAAGTGCGCGGCGACGTGGTGAGCGACATCGGCACCGAGGCGGTCGACCAGCTGACCGAGCTGGCCACCGACCTTGGCGTTCCACACCGGCCAAGTGGTGTAGCGCTTGCGGTAGGCCATGGCGTAGTTCGCCCAGACCTTGAAGGTTTTGCAGGACTGGTCTTTCGGGCCTGGCATGTCAGCGGGAATCTCAACCCGTGGCGTATCGGTGCGATCGACCACGAGAACCAGATTGCGGGCCGGCTTGTCCGGGCTGCCCTGCAAGTCCTGACTGGTATCCTGATTAGTACCCTGATGATTGGTATCCTGATTTGTCGGAGATTTTTCCGACCCTTGCTCGGATTTTTCTCCGACCTTGAGCGGATTTTTTTCCGAGGTAGATCGGATTTTTTTCCGACCTTCGTTCTTCGGTGGGGTCGGATATTTTTCCGACCCGTCGAGCTTTTGGTTCCACTCAATCGCCTTCTCGGTCAGGCGAAACAGCGTGATGTTCGACGTGCTGGACAGCTCAATCAAGCCAGCCTCTTCCAGGGCCTTCAACATGCGATAAGCGGTGTCTGGCTTGTCAGTGAGCAGCGGCAGCTCCTCAGTGATCTTGGCCTTGCTCAGCGCGAAGAAGATCCCGTCTTCAGTCTTGATTGGCTTTGTCCAGCTCGGGCAGCCGTAGACGAAGGCAAACAGCAGGGCCTGCTGAGAATTCAGCCCCCACTCCAACGCCTTCACCTGATTGATCGTGACGGTGAATTGCATGTCAGGTATTCCTGACGTGAACGGAAAAGACAAAACCTCGCGACACGTTTTGATAATTCTGAAAACGTGTCGCGACACTGTTCGGGGTATTGCTCGAATTGGCTTGGCTCTGCATAATCGTGCCTCTCTAGTTTTGCGAATCAGCCGACCTTGTCCGTCGGCTTTTTTGTGCCCGGGATTCAGGCGGCCTTCACCGAGGCATCCATCACATCTAGGCTCTGCCGAACGTGGTTGATCTCCTGCCGGATCAAGCTTTTCTCGAAAGAACTAACGTGGTTGTCATCCAGCGCCTGGTGCACCGCGATGGTCAGATCGGCGACCTCTTTGCCGACGTTGATCAGCGACTTGGTGAGCGCTTGCGGCTCCGGCGCCGACCTCGATACCAAGTCAAAGCCGAACTCATTGGCTAGGGCCAGCAACGGGCGCATATCGCCGGTGTGCAGCAATATCCCGAACAGATGCTCCACTGTTAGGTGGTGAGCCTCGTTGTCCGGGTTCGCGCGCTGAAGCAGGCCAACGTGCGGAATACCCATCTTTGCAGCCAGAGTCTTGGGCTCATTGCCCTTCACTGCTGCCTGGCATGCGTCCAAAAAGTCTTCCATTCGTAAAACCTCAAATTTGTTTCCGTAGCGCCCTGTCGATGCAGAAGCGATCATTTGCTCAATGGATAGGCAGAGATGGCCGTCAGGCGGCCTGCCCTTTCTTTGCTGCCTTGAATCTGCCCTTGGAAAGGACCTGGATCTGGTACTGCCGGGATTCGGGAATCGTTTCCCCCCACATGGTCACGGCGCTTGGACGAATGCCCAAAGCGAGTGCCAGCTTCGTCTTGCTGCCGAAGAATTCGGCGACTTCATGCGTATTCATTGCGCGTCCTCGTTCGAGCCAGCAGTAATTTAAGCATGCTTAATTTATGTGATCAATCGTGATATGCGCCTAATGCATGCTTAAATTCAGTTAACTTAATATTGAGTCCATGGAAAGACATGAACGCATCGCCCGCGCCATACAGGTCAGCGGTAAAAAGAAAGGGGAAATTGCATCGCTTTGCGGCGTTGCAAATTCGGCCGTCACTCAATGGATCACCGGTGAGAGCAAAAGCCTCAGGCCGGAAAACCTTTATGCCCTAGCGAAAGCGACTGGCTTCCGAGCTGAGTGGCTGGCCATTGGCGAGGGTGATGAGCGGGAGGCTCCTGAATCGAACATTTCCCCCGCTGCCCAGCCAACAAAATCATTCCGCTACCCTGTAATCAGTTGGGTTGCGGCCGGTTCTTGGTCGGAAGCCGTAGAGCCCTACCCGGCCGGATTCTCGGACAGCTATGAGTTCTCGGAGTACGATTCCAAGGGCACAGCGTTCTGGCTGAAGGTGAAGGGTGATTCGATGACGGCACCCGCCGGACAAAGCATCACCGAAGGCACACTGATCTTGGTTGATACTGAGGCTGAGGTTGCGCCAGGCAAGCTGGTCGTGGCGAAGCTGCCAGACAGCAATGAGGCGACATTCAAAAAACTGGTCAGCGACGGCGGCCGACTGTTCCTGAAGCCGCTGAATCCGAGCTACCCCATCGAGGCTGTCGACGAGAGCTGTCGAGTTGTAGGCGTAGTGGTGCAGGCGCTGCAGAAGTTTTACTGATTTTGAGATAGCTCAGATTTATTTTTTCAAAAAAATTACAAAGTGGCTCACATAAAACGCACATTAACCATATATGGACAGATTCAGCATGACGGACAATGAAGCGATACGTGAGCTAGTTAAAACATTAAGCAAATTCCAGCCCGGAAAACCATTAAAAAACTATATTACGCATGCCAGATTTCCGAAATTCAAAAGCATCGAACCAGGAACGCAGATAAATTTCGAGTTCCCTTTAACCGCTCTAGTTGGTGCAAACGGCATAGGAAAAAGCTCAGTATTACATGCGCTATGGGGAATGCCTTTCGGGTACACAACGAGTAAATTCTGGTTCGCAACGGATCTCGACCCAATAGAGGGGACTAAAAAAGACCCTCAGCGATATGTTTATGGTCACTGGAACGATGCGTACAACAACATTGTAGAAACAAGAAAGGCCAGACTGGGAAGAAAAGAGGACTACTGGGAGCCTTATCGCCGCAGCGCAGCAGATGGGATGCCACCTATTCCTGAACACGACATTCCCGGCAAGTCCAAAGATCGGTGGAACCCTGTTCGAAGAAAAGTTGTTTATATCAACTTCAAAATGACCTTCGGTTCATTTGACCGTTACTTCTATACTGATGAAGGCGTCACCGGCGAAGATAAACGTACACCGATGAAGCTCGAAGCACGCAGACTCAAAAAGATAATTGCTGAAAATCGGCAAAGCTACAAACATGGGCCACGGCAAAAGCTTTTTGAAAACAGACCCTTAACGGATGAAGAATTAAAAGGCGTCTCTAATATTCTAGGGCGCGAATACAAGTCCGCACAGTTTGTCAGGCATTCACTGTATCCGGGCAACAGAGGCCAGGATGTAAGTGTGATTTTCCGCAGGGGGATCGAGTACTCGGAGGCATTTGCCGGCAGCGGAGAAATTGCGGCAGTAAGTGCTGTAGTGCAAATACTAGCAGCCGAAGACTACTCCCTGATACTTCTAGATGAACCCGAAACCTCACTGCACCCCGGCGCGCAAAGGGCCCTACTAAGATTCTTGCTAGAGCAGATAAAGTTAAAAAAGCTTCAAGTTGTAATTTCCACACACTCCAGTGACTTTTTGGACGGCCTACCACCAGAGGCAATTAAGGTTTTGGAAGATAACGGCAGCCAGCAAACTAGGGCAATTGAAAAATGTTCGCCTTATGCTGCTCTCTATCGGCTTGGTCGTCCATCCGGTAACAAGAAGCGAATATTGGTTGAAGATCCCTTGGCAGAGCAATTGATCATGCAAGCAGCTAAAGGACTTGATCCTGGAGACGCAGCAGTACTTGAGGTGAAAATTGCACCTGGGGGAGCCGATTCAATCACCAAGTACCACATCCCGGCCGCATTGACATCAGGGGATGATATCTTCGTTTACCTCGACGGAGACAAGCAGAAAGTCCCTCAATTCACTGACCCCGCGACCGTCCCACCGGCTGCACACGAGGATTTGGGGAAGCTCCTAAAACAAGAGGTCGGATGTGAGCCTCACTTCCTTCCGCCGGGCGGTGATGACCCCGAGGGAACGAAAAGAGCTAAAATACAATCAAGCTTGAGCTATTTGGGTTGGGTAAGAGGTCGCCTAGCTTACCTTCCCAAGCTTTGCCCAGAGCACATTTTGTTGGAGAGCGTCGACCCAACAGCATCTGCAGGAGTAAAAAAATCGCAAGAAGCAAAAGACCTCCTAAAAGAGATTTTGACCGGTAACGTCATAGAGCTCAGCGGCGCTGAATTGGCGGTGCTGGAGAAGGTAGCGTTAGCGAAGGTACCGCAAGATAACGCAGATTTTGCTACGATCCGCCAACAGCTCCAAAAATGGCTTCATAAATAAATGCAGCATTAACTTTCCAACCGTAAAGGATCTATTTCAATTGGCTTCTCCGTATGATCTCACCGCGATTGATCTTTTTAGTGGCTGTGGCGGCTTGAGCCTTGGCTTACAGCAAGCGGGATTTCGCGTAGTCGCAGCGGTAGAGGTTGCTCAAAAAGCCCAAGACACTTATAAACTTAACCATGCAAATGTAGATCTCTACGAAATCGACATACGCAAACTTGAGCCATTAGAAATTCTAAATAAAGCCGGCCTAAAGTATGGCGAGCTTGATTTATTGGCAGGCTGCCCGCCGTGCCAAGGATTCTCCAGACTCAGAACCAAAAACAAATCTAACTCTGTTTTTGATGAGCGTAATGATTTGATTGGAGATTTCCTGCGATTCGCTTCAGCTATAATGCCAAAATGTATAATGCTGGAAAATGTCCCCTCTTTGTCTAAAGATTCGGGGTTCGAAGTTGCCTGTTCCAAGCTCGCAGAGCTCGGGTACAGCTACGTAGTTCATGTCCTTGACGCTGCGGATTATGATGTACCTCAACGGCGAAAGCGTTTGATAATGCTTGCTTCTCGGGTTCACCATCCTGAAGTGGCTGAAAAGTCTCCCAAAAGAAGGACCGTGCGCGAGACAATATCCGGTTTGACATCACCATCTAGAAGTCGCGACCCGATTCACGCCATACCTGAACGAAGAAGCCAGGCCGTAAAAGATTTAATAGCACTCATACCAAAGAACGGTGGGAGCAGGACTGACCTCCCGGTTGAGCGCCAACTCGAATGTCATAAGCGTAGCAACGGGTTTCGCGATGTCTATGGCCGGATGAGTTGGGACTCAGTCTCTCCAACAATTACGAGTGGATGCCATAATCCTTCCAAAGGAAGGTTCCTACATCCTTCGTTTAACCGAACAATAACCCTTCGTGAAGCTGCAATGCTTCAAGGCTTCCCAGAAACTTATGTGTTTGACCCCAAGCATGGTAAAGAATCTATAGCATTAATGATCGGCAACGCGCTGCCGCCTCCGTTTATTGCTGCTCATGCGCGGTCTCTGAAGGCTGGAATTATGGCCTCAGATATTTCAAGTGGTACTTGATCATTAAAACAATGGGTTATTGTTGTCTTAATCAGGATGCAAACGTTTAAGCCCGCCTTTTCCATCGCGGGCTTTACTTTTTCTGAAAAAATCTGTTGTCAGACGGGTATGCGTGAATCTTGCTACGCGACGCAATAGTTCTGCACTTTCCAAGTCGAGCTATCACTCCCCTTTCTGCTCGACTTCGGCCCGTATCTACGGGATTTTTTATGCCCGCCGCCAATAACTCGTCATAAAATATGCATTTATGCATTAAACTCTCTGTCGTCCTCTTGCCAAGATATGTCAGCATCAATACTGTTTATTTATACAGAATTCGAAAGGAGCGAAGAATGATGCAGGTCCCCTCCCAAACACTAAAACCAACAAATTCCTACGAGCTTGTTGGGCGCCGCCTGCAACGCTTAATTTCCTCCCCCCGGGTACAACGGGTTCAGCTGGTCGAGGTTTCCAGGCGCGACGACGAAAGTCCTGAAGCCTGGCAACAAGTCATCCAAGACATCGGCGACACCGCCGGCATAAGGATCGAGTATTTGGATGACGGCAACGTCAGGATCGGCTGGCGCGAATACTGCGATTCCTAAGTGAGCCCGCCAGAGAGCGGGCTTTTTATCGTCATCTAATTTCAGCAATCTGAATTATTCAGTTAAGCATGCTTGACAACTAAATTTCAGCTTGCTTAAATTCAACTCAAGCCAGCAACGACGCCGCCGGCCAGCAGCGAAAGCCGCGCCGCTCTTTAACAACCCAAACCATTCGCGGATCGATCCCCGGAAACGGGCAGCCCTTGAGGCATCGCTGGAAACGGCGAACAACGCGAACCATAAATTTCGATCTCCATGTCAGCTCTGGAACTGAACCACGCCCGGCTCTGGTTACCGGACCAGTTCGACCTGCTGATGCATCTGGATCCAGCAGCCACCGTCCTGCGCTGTGAGCACTCCCTGCCGGAGCCAAGATGAGGCGTTTCACCGGCACAGTGCAAAGCAGTGACTTAAAAGCGCCTCTCGGGATGGCGAGTAATCCCGTACCGACAGCCAGATGATTCAAGCCGATGACGGCCGCCAGCAGCGGGTCACGGAGAACAGATTTACTGATGCCGCTTCGAAGAGGCGGCATTGGAAATCAACTGGAGAAGCGCCATGGCTAAAGCAGTGGTGATCAAATACGAGTGCGATGCATGCAACCAACTGCACGATGATGAGGATGGGGCTCGGGAGTGCTGCATGCCTGGCGTCATTGAAAGGTTTTTCTGCCCCATTTGTGACGAGTCGCACGACGAGGAGGCAGGCGCCCAGAAATGCATTCTGAGCCACGCAGATATTGAGTCTGCAGACGACGAGCATTGCCCAAACTGCCTGCGCCCTGCAGATACGGCTCAATTCAGAATTGAGATAGCTGTTGCTGGGCATTGCAGCACATGCAACCCGATCTACTCGCCAGATCAAAACCTGCAAATCAAATACGCACTTGAGCCGAAAGGTTTTTGAGCTGCGCGGGCCTTTTCACTGATGCACCTGGTGACGGGTGCATTGGGAAAACAACCGGAGAATCATGATGACGCGCAATGAACATGAAGAAGTCGAAAGCTACGCACTTGCAGCAATGATTGGACTTGTGTCCTTCGGCGGTGTGTCGCCAGAACTCATCCCAAGCAAGGCCTTCGATATCGCGGAGGCGTTCCAGCAAGAAAAGCTGAAGCGCATCGGCGAGAAGCCGCCTTACGACGCGTGAACAACCAGCGCCACGACAGCCTGCCGTTAACTGCCCGATCCTCTCTATGAGAGCGCATCGGGGTGTGATCTGAATGAAAACGCTGTGGCTGAGTGCACAAATAACCGGTGTGGCGCCGGTAGCCGCAAACAGAAGCCAGCAGTAGTCACAGATCACACCCCGATGCGGACGAAACTGCGGCCTATAACCGCCCACCTGCATCGAAACCAACTACCGAGGAATGCTCGGCAGTTGCCTTCAATCAGAGGAATGGCAGCCATGTAGCAGAGAGCGATTCACCTGCGCGGCGCGGCGAGCCTGAAGGCCGGCGCCCATCACTTATACAGGCAGCGGACAGTAGGCCGTCGATGTCACCGCGCATCGGCCGAATGAGGTAGGCCACCCCCACGCACGTCGACAATTTGATGCTAGAAACCCAGGCCGTCGCCAGTAGCGGGCCTGGGACAGATTACTTGCTAGCTTTCGGCGCATAGCTCGGGCAGAACTGTTTTGCTGTCGACGGATCCCCTGCGGCCTGCACTTGAACTGCCTTGATTTCATCCTGAAATGCCGGATTGGTATCTACTGCAAGAATCTCCTTCTTTAGATCTGCGTTTGCCGCTATGTCTGGAAGGGAAAAGATGTTCTGCAGCGAGTAATTCATTCCAGGCTCTTGTTCTGCACACATGCGCCCCATAGCCACCATGGTTATAGCGATGTCGTGATCCTCGGTAGCCGCTTGGGTCTGCCCCAAATTACTGAGCGCGACCAAAGCAACTAGACATACGGCCTTCGAAATAACACGCATGGAAATTCATCCTTAGAAGTTCTGTGCTTTATCGGCAGTGAAATCAAAAAATTCAACTCGCCACTTTGCAAATCGTTCGACACCACCCGAATGCACTCCCCTCCGCGCCCAACGGCAACCAGCGGAGCGGATGAGTGCATCCGAGTTTTGTTGGATCAACACCTCGCCACTCTGGAGACGACCATGTCAGCTCTACGCAAGCTCATCCCGGAAGACAACTTTCTCGACACGGAGGCAGGTCAGGAATGGCTGACCGAGTCGGTCGACGATCTGCTTTTTCGGCACCACGTCGAAGCGCCGAACCCAGTTGGTCGAAGCAAGGTCCTGGTCAACGCTGACCACTTACCGGAGGCGCTGGCGGAACACATGGCTGCGAACCCAGATCCAGATCGGTACATCGAGAAGATTTTGATCGAGCTGATCAGGCGCGCCGATAGTGGGATTCTGCACACCTGGGCCATCGAAGCCGTCGGCGGTGATCCGCAGATTGTTCGAACGCTCGCCGGCGACCTGGTCGCGGTGCACGCCAACGAATACCGCGATGCCAAGCGCGAAAGCGATCGCGTAGAGCGGGAGTGCGGGTTTTGAGCCCTCACATCCTGATCGACCAAGCCCTTGATGGTGTGTCGGCGCCCGCCGGCGAAGAAGACATCAGCCTGCTGGTGCAGGGACTGATCACCCGCCTCTTCACCGACGGCGCGATTACCACCGACGAGTTCAACCACTACTGCAAACGCCTGCGTGACACCTGTCAGCGGCGCAAGGAGGACGCATGAGTACGGCACCGGTTAAATCGCTGATCGACGAGCAGCTGGAGGACATCGAACACAAGATCGCCCTGCTCGGCTTCGGCCTTCCCTTCAACGAGGTCATCGGTCGCAAGCGCGAGGATCTGGTCGCCAATCTGCCGCAGCGCCTGGCGCCTTCCATGAAGGGCAAGCGGATCGCGGTGAGGGTTCGGCCGTGACCGGTCGCCAGCTTGCCCGTCGCATTCTGATTCGGCGCGGATCGTTCTCTGCCATCGGCGTTTTCACCTTCTTGATGCTGCTCAGCGCCCTCGCCGACCACATCACTCAGTAAGCAACGCATTCAATCGCTGCGCATAGCGCGGCAAGGAACAATCATGTCCGCTCAAAGTGTGACGCCAGTGGCGCACGACCGAAACCTCCACGTCCTTCCGCATGCAGCAACTAGCACCAGTTCTCTGGTATTGGACGGCGACAGCCTAGACAAAATGATGCGCCTGGCCGAAGTCATGGCCACCGGCCGAGCCACACTTCCGAAGCATTTCAACGGCAACCCAGCGGATTGTCTGGCGGTCGTCATGCAATCGATGCAGTGGAAAATGAATCCGTTCGCCGTGGCACAGAAAACGCATTTGGTGAATGGCGTGCTGGGCTACGAAGCGCAGCTGGTGAACGCGGTGATCACTACCTGCGCGCCGGTGCTGGATCGCCTGCATTACGAATGGTACGGCGCTTGGGAAAAGGTGATCGGCAAGTTCACCATCAAGAACGGTGACAAAGGCGAGTACCGCGTCCCGGGCTGGAAGCTTGAAGACGAGCAAGGGCTGGGCGTGAAGGTCTGGGCAACCTTTCGGGGCGAAGACGAGCCGCGAGTCCTTGAGTTGCTGCTTGCCCAGGCTCGCACTCGAAACAGTACGCTCTGGGCTGACGACCCTCGCCAGCAACTGGCGTACCTCGCCACCAAGCGTTGGTCGCGCCTCTACTGCCCGGACGTGATCCTCGGCGTGTACAGCCCGGATGAGCTGGAAGAAACCGCACCAACCATTCGCGACGTATCACCAGCGCGCGGCGCGGCACCAACTGAACTTCCTCCCTACCCCGACGAGAAGCTCGCCGAAAACCTGCCGAAATGGCAAATCGCTGTCGACGCCGGCCGCTCCGCCCCTGATCACCTGATCGCAACCGTCAGCAGCAAATTCACCCTGAGCGAAGAGCAGATCGCCAAGATCAAAGCGCTCGCGCCAATTGAAGGAGACCACGAATGAAAATCCACAATGTCGCTCAGGGCTCCGAAGCCTGGCACGCGCTCCGCGCCAACTACTTCACCGCTTCAGAAGCGCCGGCGATGATGGGCGCCTCGAAGCAGATGAAGCGCACCGAACTGCTGCATGCGAAAAAGACTGGCCTTGATCGCGACGTGTCGTGGTGGGTGCAGAAAAACCTCTTCGACAAAGGACACGAAGCCGAGGCACTTGCTCGGCCGATTCTAGAAGGACGAATTGGCGAGGACCTGTTTCCCGTCGTCGGCACCGAAGGTGACCTGCTCGCATCCCTCGACGGCTGCACAATCCTCGGAGACGTGCTGTTCGAACACAAAATGTGGAACGAGCAACTTGCTGCCGACGTTCGCGCCGGCAACCTCGATGCGCACTACTACTGGCAGCTCGAACAACAGCTGCTGGTGAGCGGCGCCGAGAAGGTAATCTTCGTCTGCTCCGACGGTACCGAAGAAAACTTCGTTTCGATGGAATACACGCCGGTGCCGGGCCGGGCTGCAACACTCGTAGCAGGCTGGAAACAGTTCCAAGCCGACCTACTGGACTTCACTCCCGCCGAGGTGGTGCCGGAGGCCGTCGGCAAAACGCCGGAATCGTTGCCAGCGCTGCGCATCGAAGTGACCGGTATGGTCACCGCCAGCAACCTGGAGCAATTCAAAGCTCACTCCCTCGCTGTCTTCGGCTCCATCAACACCGAGCTGGAAACGGATCAACACTTCGCCGACGCAGAAAAAGCGGTCAAATGGTGTGGCGATGTCGAGGAGCGCCTGGAAGCAGCCAAGCAGCACGCGCTGAGCCAAACCGAAAGCATCGATTCGCTCTTCCGCACCATCGACGAGATCAGCGCCGAGGCCCGCGCCAAGCGTCTGATGCTCGACAAACTGGTGAAAGCCCGCAAGCTCAGCATCCGTGAAGACATCGTCATGGATGCAGCGAAGGCGCTGCAGGTCCACATCGATCAGATCAACGCTTCACTGGGCGGCAAAGCGCGTATGCCGGCGGTGCCTGCAGATTTCGCCGGAGCCATTAAAGGCAAAAAGACGATCAGCAGCCTGCGCGACTCTGCCGATTCCGAGCTGGCCCGGGCAAAGATTGCCGCCAGCCAAATCGGCGACAGCATCCGGAGCAACTTGGCCAGCCTAGACGAGCTCGCCGCCGACTGCATGTTTCTCTTCAATGATGTGCAGCAATTGGTGATGAAGGCAAACGACGATCTGGTCGCACTGATCAAGGTGCGGATCTCTGAACACCAGAAGACCGAGGAGCAGAAGGCCGAAGCGCAGCGTGAACAGATCCGCCAGCAAGAGCTGAAGCGCATCGCGGACGAGGCGAAAGCCAACGCACCGGTTGAGCCTGCAACGGTCGCCAGTCCAGCGCCGGTAAAGGCCTCCGTGACGGTTCAGTCTGCCTCGAAGCCAGCAGCAACAATCGAGGCGCCGGTGAACCTGCAGGCCGAAGTGTTCGACCTGGAAGAGCTGATCAAAGCAGTTGCCTACGGCCAAGCGCCTATCTCTGTGTTGACCGTGAGCTGGGAACACCTCGACGCGCTGGTCGCAGATCAAGGCAACAACTTCAGCATGGCCGGCGTGAGGCTGGTGAAGGTGGCAGCATGATCAGCAATCACCTCAACCTCGTCGAGCAGCACCGCCCGGATGCCGAGTCGATCTCTGAACGAATCGCGCAGTACCTGGCCGCCAGCGGGCGAATCGACCAACTGAAAAGCCCGCCACCTAACCCGCTGCCGCCGCCCCGCTCGAAGAAAATAGACCCTGAAACGGTCCTCAAGCGGCGGCCGAAGCCGATATCGGCCGCTGACCGCAGGGCTCTGCGCAAAATGGGGGACGCGATATGAAGTCGAAACGCAAACCCAACAACGGTTTCGCCCGGGCCGAACGCAGTTGCCGGGCGCTGCTGCGCACCAACCACGTCGCGGTGGTGAACATCGACCCCAGCAGCAGCCAGATCATGGCGAACTGGAAGAGCTGCCGGCAGATCCGCAGTCTGGCGATCGCCAACGCGATTTTCGACTTTTCCTACCGCTGGACGATCTACATCGGCGCCATGTGTCGCGACGAGCGCGGCGCCGAGTACATCAAGTCGGTGGAGATCTCACCCGAAGGCATCTACAAGGTTGAGCGCCTGACCGATGCCATCGAGCATTACTACCTGGAGCTGCGCAACAGCGCGAACCCGACTCATCTGGTGGCATCAGGCTGGATCGCCATTCCGGACGAGATCTCAATGGACGAAGCCCAAGCCGCGAAGCTGTTCTACGCCGCCGGCGCCTGGCATCAGGTGAAGGT